CAGGGAAAGAATGCTGACCAGGATACGTTGATTGCCGCCTTGCAGACGGCGGTGAGCAGCCTGCAATCGGGGAGAGCTAAGATTGAGGTGGGGTCCTACGTTGGAACGGGGACGTATGGGGTCTCCAACCCCAACAGCATTACATTCCCATTTCCTCCTAAAATGGTGATAATCTATCAGATTTGGGGGCTGAGTGCTACAAATGCAGGATATAGTTCCTCTACAATCTGGTTAAAGAATCAAACTAGGATGAATATATCTTGGAATGGTAACTTCAACGTTAATACTATGTGTAGTTTATCTGGGAATACATTATCATGGTATGAAACTACATCATCAGGTATTGAAAATATGCACCAACAGGCTCAATTAAATGTATTGAATAGTCAATATTGGTGGCTCGCCATCGGCTAACCCCAAAACATAGGGTTAGTAAGCACAGGAAGGAGGAAACGGATGGGCAAGACGTTTGAAACGGAACAGGACCAGCAAGTACGGTATGAAGCGCTGGAAAAGGTGGCAGGAGAGAGCCTGGCCTTGTTCTACTGCTGCATCGCATTTGATGTGCCCTTTGACTTGGAGGCCATTTCCCGCGACGAAAGCGAGGACAAGTGGTTGGCGTATCTTGACAACTTGCATCTCCAAAAACGGGATGTGGGAGATGAGGGGGAACCTCTGGGCTTTCTGGACGGCCTGACGGATATCGTGAAGATTTTCGGCGGGAACCTGAAGGAGGGAGAATTTTCCCGTGCGGTGTCGGCGGAGCGCTCGGCGCGGGCGCGAAAGCCAGGGACGGAGCGACAGAGAAAAACCTGGGGGGCTGGGAGCGAGAAGCGGCCCTATACCAGCGCGGACTATGATGAGCTGGACCGCACCTATCAGATCATGGCTAACGACCTCATCAATGCCGGAGGCGTGAGCTCCAAGCAGGAGTTTATTCTGCGGCGCTGCGCCAAGCGGACATTGGAAATGGACCGCATGGAGAAGATGGGGTTTTATGACAAGGCGATGAAGCTCTCGAAGCTCATCGACGCAGACCTGGCATCGGAACAGCTACGCAAGAAGGACGCTAAGCCTGTGGAGGACTTCCGCATTGATTCCTGGGCGGGGGCCTTGGAAAAGGCGGGGCTGATGAAGAACGGAAAATACTGTGACCCAGATGAGATGTTCCGCATCCTCTTTGGGAGGCTCCCGAAGTATCCCTATACCAAAGACGCGGCGGAGCAGATGCTGCTGATCAATGAGAACCGGATGCGCAACAACGATGGGATGCCGGAGTTGACGGCGCTGCCCGATGGGATGCGCTTGCAGGATGACCTGGGGGAGTTTGCCCAGGAGCAGGGCCCCAGGGAGCGGGAGGCATACGAGGCGCTGGGGCTGGTGAAGCTGCCGGAGGCTGGGGCGGAGAAACGGAGGTAGGAAGCGATGGCCCGGAGACAGGGGAAAGCGTGGATCAATGGACTGGGCTGGGTGAGCAAAAAGCCCACCCAGGAACGGGACTATACCGGCTATGAGCGGGCGGCGGATGCGTTCCTGCTGTGGACGTTCCGCTGGTTCCCGGATAAGCTGCTGGACCTGGTGCGGGGGCCGGAAGCGGATTTTGAGGGCTTAGAGTTGATGCAGCGGGTGATGCTGCGGGCCTATGCCCGGAAGCAGCGGGTGAGCTTTACAGGCTGCCGGGGCATGACCAAGACCTACACCAAGTTTCTCAGTAAGATGGTGGATGGGCTGGTTTGGCCGGGGTGTCAGTCCAGCTATTATGGGCCGTCCTATAAGCAGATGGCGGCCATTGCGGATAAGACCTACCATCAGATCGCCCACGATTATCCACTTCTGGCCTCCTGGTGGAGGGTGACGGCTCAGTCGAAAGAGGATTTCAAAATCGAGACAGACACAGGCGGGGCCTTTTACATCGCCGCCATGCGGGGGGATAACATCACGGATGTAACGGCGGAGGAATATGCCCAGGAGGAAAACCCGCCCTTTGATTACACGGAATATAAGCGGGTGGTGCTTCCGGCGGTGCGGCTGTGGCATAACGTAGGCGGCGTACCGGATGAGAACTTTGTGGGGTATAAAAAGCACGCCATTACTTCGGCAGGGCGCAAGCAGAATCACGCATTTCAGACCCGCTGCAAAACCATGAAAGCAATGACGCTGGGAGAGAGTGCCTTTGCGATGGATATCTCCTGGGAGACGGTGGTGCTCCAACTCATGCGGCCCTATCAGTGGGCGGCAGACCTGAAGGAGGAGCTCACGGCGGAGGAATGGATGCGGGAGATGGAGAGCCGTTATACTGGGGCGGATGAGTTCCCTATGCTCACCGATGAGACGTTGATGGACAGCCAGCGGCTGATGGTGATGGAGCGGCAGCACTGCTGCAAGGACAAAAACTGCCCACTGAAACCGGAGGACGTGATCTACATCCTGGGCTATGACGTTTCCTATGAGAACAGCGCCAAGAACGCCAAATGCGCTGTGTCCGTTTTGAAACTGACACAGCAGGAGGACTTTTTGAAGCGGACGTTCTACTTAAAGCAAGAGGTCTATTTGGATGACTGGCCGCCGCCGGACAATCAGATGGTCCAGGCGAGAAAGCTCAAGGATGTGTGGCATCGCTTTTGCTATGAGGGGAGCCAGACTTATATTTCCATTGACGATTGGCAGTATGGCAAGGGTGTGGTGGAGTGCTTGATGATGGATGTGGGGGACGGGCTGCCGCCTCTTTGTATCTACAACCACGCGGCCTACAGCAGCGCGGAGCTGCCGGGCGCACTGCCGGTGATCTACCCCATCAAAGCCGGAGGAACAGGGGTCACAGACCCGGACTTCGAGATGATAAAGTACGCCCAGACCCAATTTGAAAACCACAATGTGGAACTTTTGACGGGAAACCAGCGGGAGGGCCTGGAAGCCTATAAGGCCCGCCACAACATCAAGAGCGATGAGCAGGATTGGTACATCGTCCGGCCCTATCAAAAGGCGCGGGAGTTGGTGGGGCAAATCCAAAACCTGAAGCTGGTACCGTCGGGGGCGGGAATGAGCGAGAAACGGATTTCTAAGAGCATTCAGCGGGACAGTTGGTCGGCGCTGAAATATGCCCTGCGCTTTGCCCAGAAATTGGAGAAGAGGTATCTCATGACTACCAAGAAAAAGAGCGACTGGTCAGAGCTCTTGGCCAAATATGAGAAAGAGAGCACGGACATCAGGCCGGGGGCCGGGTCCAGGGGACGAACGGTGGGAAGCAGGAGGGGAGGCAGGATGTTTTGAACGAGAAAAAGCCCTATAGGCTCTATGCCATGACGGTGGGGCAGGCGCAGATGGAGGAAGCGGCAAAGCGGCGGTTCCACCGGCTGACCCCTGGCTATATCCTGGTGTATGACCAGGAGGAGGGGCCGGAGCAGGCCGTTGAGATCGACAGAGAGCAGCTTTGCAGGCTGACGGAGATGGACAAGGCATGGCTCATGGACTGCGCAAGGATTTTGATTTCCCATGCACTGGAGCAACGGCAGGAGGAACGTGCGTTACGTCTGGAAGAGCTGGTGGCGAAACTGGAAACTGAGTTGCAGGTAGAGGCCGCAAAGGGACGAAGAAAGGAGGGGGCTGGATGCGAGGATTGACCCAGGAATTGTTGGACGCCCAGTATGAGAGCTATCCCAAGATTTTTGAACGGTTCCGCAGGCTCTCCCAGGAGTATGGGGGGCTGCCCGCGGACAACCTTATCTCTGCCTTTACTAGGGTAACGGGTCGGGGTGCTTTCTTGAACAACCCCTACATACAAAACCGGCGGGTCAAGGCGATTTCCTCCCTGCCTGCGGACTTTACCAAGGACCAGGTGGGGGAGATGCTGCGCACGCCGGAGGAAAACGAAAAGCCGCTGCGGCAGGTGGAGCGGGGCTTGGAATACACCGCCTATCCGCTGTTCCACACCCGCAAGGTGTATCAAGACCTTTTAACCTATCACAGCTATATCGCGCCCCGGTTTTCCCAGGAGGAGGACGTGAAGCGGGAGGATTTCTGGCGGGAGTGGCGGCTTTTGGAAAAGCTGCGCACCGCCCTGGACCCCGCCGCCTGGGCGCACCAGTTGGCGGGGGAGGCGATGCAGGAAGGGAAGGTATTCTATGTCCCCCGCGTTTCGGTGGACAAGCCACATAACAAAATCAACCATGCCTTTTTGCAAAAGCTCCCTTCGGACTGGGTGAAGATCGTGGGCTTTAACAATAAGTCCAAATACACTGTGTCCTTCAATCTTTTTTACTTTCTACAGCCAGGAACAAACCCGCTGCAATTTGGTGACTTGTTCCTGCCCTATCTGGACCAGTTCTCCCAAATCGTTTCCCGGCCACCTAAGGGGGCGGGAAAGACGGTGGTGTATGCCTCCGGGGTCCATGTGGACTTTGGGCGATACAATGCCCTGCGGGAAAAAGGGGAACTGGCGGGGGACGCGGAGGTCTATTCCCAGAACGGACGGTGGTTTTATTGGGTGACGCTGCCAGTGGACAAGGTGTTCCCCTTTGAAATCGACGACACCAGCAGGACGGTGACGCCGCCGTTTACCGGGCTGTTTCTCAGCCTGATCCAACTGGCGCAGTATGAACAAATTCAACTGGAACTGGTGCAAAACCCCCTGATTTCCCTGCTTACCGGGGAAATCCCTTATCGGGACGATACCAATGCAGAGGCGGCGGACCCGTATAAGCTGTCCAACGCCGGGCGGAAGATGTTTGAAGCCTTTTGGTATCAGATGCTGGAGGACAGCAACACCAGCGGCATCGGGCTCTACGCTGCCCCCTTTGAGAATATGACCATGCACACCCTGAGCGAGGCTCCCAGTGCCATGGAGATCAGCTCCAATGGCTACGCCTATACCATGGCAAAGGCCGGGTTGGCGGGGATCATCCCCACCAAGGAGGACCCCAAGGCGGGCCTGGCGCAGATATCCCTGAAAATCGAGAGTCGTTTTGCACAGGGGATTTACCGAGATTTCATGCGCATGATGGGGGTGGTGCTGGAAGATCTGGGGCTCAAGTATGACTGGTCGTTTGTGATGTTCGGGGACCTGGCGGGGGATGCAGAGTTGGAGGAAAACGCCCGGAAGGGCATGACCTTGGGCCTGCTGCCGGAGACCATCTTGTATAACGCGCTGCATGACCGAAGCATCCTGGACGATATTGCCGTTTCCCGCGCAGTGAAGGCGTGTGGCGTGATGGACCTCCGGCTCCCCCTGGTGACCAGCTATAGCGCGAAGAACCCGGATAGTGGTTTGCCACCGGAGGTGAAGCACGACTTGAACCCAGGTGGCCGGCCAGACGCAGGGGGAAAGGCAACCTCGGACGGACAGGAGCAGGACTTAGACAGCAAGGGAGAGTGAGAATATGGCAGGAAACCAGTGCTTGCTTACCGTGGATGACCTGGGGTGTATCAACGCTGCGCTGCGGCAGGGGCAGGAGGTACGCATCCATCCCACCAAGGGCGGCGGGTTTCGCATCGTCGGGGAGAAACCCAAGGTGTTACGGAAGGTTTGGGGTGCGGAGACGGACAGCCGGGAGAAAACGTCCATTTGCGCCCCTAAGTAAGATAAAGATAGAGCAGCGAAAGGAGTGGTTGTGTGACAATTATAAAAATTGTGCCCCACACCAACGGGGCCCATGCGAACCAAACCACAATGACCCCTCTGCCGGAAATCCCGGAAGGGTGGGCGGTGGTGCCGGAGGGGATGGAAATTCCCGATACATTCCCTTTTGTGGGGATTGAGGTGGAGGGTCAGGTCGTTACCGTTATGACCCCTAGTGTTGTTCCAGAGCCGGAACCTATGCCGGAAACGGAGCCCTCCGCTGAGGAGGACTTAATGGGGATGGCGGTAGACCACGAGTTGAGACTTACTATGCTGGAGATGGGCATTTGATGCCTGCATCGAGACCACGAAAGGAGAAGTTGTGATGTTATATCGTACTTTGAAGCGACTGGTTGAGCTGGGCAAAACGGAGGGGCTGGGGGAAAAGTTGGACCTCTTTTTTGCCATGGGGAAGCTGTCTGAGAACGAGTATAAAGAGCTGACCGCTCTGTTGGAGGGAAATGCGAATGGCTAAGAACAAGAAGAACCAGGCCCTGGAGGGGATGGAAGAGGAGCGCATGATGCCGGAAGTGGAGGGCGCAGAGACCGAACCGGCGGCGGATCAGGAGCCCAAGGAGGACACCGTACCGGAGTCTGAGGTGGCTACGGATAGCCAGGAAATGGAGGCGTTGCGGGCACAGAATGAAGCGCTCAAGAAGCAGATGGAAGAGATGCAGGCGCAGATTTCCGCGCTGAACCGGCCCACTGTGGTCCAGGTGGCGGCGGAAACGGAGCGGGTCCACTTCCTTTGGCAGGCAGAGGTAGCGCCGGAGAATGTGCAGACCTTCGGGGAAGGCGGGATGTATGGAAAAATCGTGGGAAAAACCGGGAGCTTCTATGTGCCCAAGCCGGACTTGTCCCGCGTGATGGATGAGCGCAACCGCTACTTTTTGGACAAACGCTGGTTGATTGTGGTGAGTGGGTTGGACCAGGAGGAGCGGGAAGCCCTGGGCGTGGACTACAAAGAGGGCGAACTGCTGGACAAAAATGCCTTTGCCCGAATGGTGGAGCTGGGGGACGAACTGGTAGAGCTCTACGGTGAGTTGTGCGCAGGCCACAAGGAGATGGTGGCCCGGCGGTATGGAGAGGCCTTTGCCCAGGGGAGCCCCTATGTGACCCGCGATAGGGTGCTGCGGCTGAGCGAGATGAGCAAGGCGGCGGAGATGGAGCCCAACCCTTTCCAGCGGATCATTGAAGGGATGAATGAGCGGGATGCCGGAAAGTGAGGAGGTCGATTCCGCTTGAAAACCGTATACCTTACGCAAAAATTCGCAGGGAAAACCTCGCAAGAAATAAGGGAAGAACGAGCGCTTTTACTGGAAGCTGCGAAAAACTTTTTAGGAGAAGACGACCTGGAAGTGGAGCGGGCTTCTAAAGAGGTTGCCGATTTCCTTTTGCATGGTGCGCCCGAAAACCTTAGAGCCCTTTTTGCGCCGAGTGGAACAGCGAGTGTTTTTTTGCTGGAAGAGAAAAAGGGGATACCCGTGGAATTGCTGAAACACTTCGAGCCGAAAATCAATAACCAAAGATTTAACCCGAAGAGAAGGAAGAGGTAAGTTTATGACGAAATGCACAATTACCAATAAATGGCAACGGGGGGGGGGGCGGCTAGTTCCCTAACCGTCAAACTGCACACGTGTAGGAACGGCGGCCCGCCTGCCTTGGACGCGGCGGAGCTGCAAGCGATATCGGACAGCATCGTGAGGAACCAGGGAAAGAATGCTGACCAGGATACGTTGATTGCCGCCTTGCAGACGGCGGTAGGAGGTAAAGCGAGGATTGAGGTTGGTAGCTACGTTGGGACGGGCACCTACGGGGCGGACAATCCGTGTAGTCTTACATGCTCGTTTGCGCCGAAATTTGTATGGGTTTATGGATATAAAGGCTCAAACAACAGATTTTATGTCTTTGATTCAGTCTTTTCCTCCCCTGCGCCTAGATACATTATGCCTATAAGCATAATGTCCACTTCTTTTGTTCTGGGGCAAGGATTCTTTCTCCCGTATGCAAACACTGTAAGTGATACTGGATATGGGAAGATATCGTCTGATAGGAAAACAATCACTTGGTATATAGAAAAATATCGTGATTATGGGGATTCGGCACTTGCTGCGGGTCAACTTAATGGGCTTGGCGTAGAATATCACTTTATTTTCATCGGCTAACCCCAAAGCACTATATTAGCCGTAACCAATTCTGAAATGGAGGGGGATTGGATGGGAACTGCATGGGCGGAGATCGTGACAGATTACGCCATGGTAGAGATCAATGACATACGACTACAAAAGGACGCCCAGGAGAATCCGGCGCTGTTCTTTCGGAGAATGAGCCTGTACATGAAAAACGCGGTTCCCCTGTTCAACCAGCCGCCGGAGATGCAGAGCTGGTTGTCCGGGACAGAACCGTCGTTTGGGGATACCACTTGGACCTCGCCCGGCGGGGAGGATTCACAAACGGTGGAAACGGGGCTGGTGGGCTTTCAGCTTATGAGTGTGGCCCAGGAGGAGATTGCCCGCACAGGGGAGCTGCTTCTGCTTCCTTACACCGGTGCGGCATACGATCCGGACACGGGTGCCGTCACCTTCCCCGGTGGCATCTCGGAGGGCACAAGATTCCGGCTGGACTTCTATACCGACGGAACCTTTGACAATACCTTGAGCCAGGAGGAAAAGCGGATTTTGGGCAAGTGTGTGGCCCTGGTCTGGAACGAGCACTTTGCCGCAGACTGGCTGAATATGCAGCCCAAAATCCAGGACAAGAGCTTTTCCGTGGGCTCGGAGGCCAACCATATCCGCAGTTTGACGGAGCGTGGGCGGGTCCTGCGCTCGGCCCTCTACGAGGAAATGCGGCGCTATGCCCAGAACCTGGCGTATCAGGACCTGGCAAAGCGAGGCGCTTTGCGTCCGTACCGAAGGGGGTGAGGGGGTGGCAGAGACAATTCAGGACAGGGCCAGGAATATGGCCCGGATGTTTGCGCCCTCCCTTTTGCCGCCGGGGAATGCCCCGGCACAGATGACTGGCCGGCTACACCCATACTATGAGGGAGAGACCGCGCAGTTTCGAGAGCGGTACGCGCAGTATGCCGCAGACTATTTTGAGGCGGAAGTCCAGGGCCTGGACCCAGAGGATTTTTTTGCCTGGGCCTGGGAGTATATCCGCTTTTCTGATATTGCGGGGCTGACGGCCACCTCCACCTATCTTGCGGACAATGCAAAACTGGTGCTTTTTGCGAATAGCCGGATACAGTATGCGCCCAGAGGGGCAAAGATCGTAACGGTGGGGTCCACTTGGCTGGTGACGAATCCAGAGAATATTTCCGGGGCAGGTGTGGTGGCTGTGGCGGAGCGCTGCAACGCCGTGTGGAACCACCTGGACTATTATGGAAACCTGTGCAGTGAGCCCCTAGTAGTGACCAGCCAGATTGCCAAGGCCACCGCCAGCGACCCCCAGGACTATGTGTTGATCACCAAGGGTTACTTTAACGTGAAGTGCCAGTACAATGCCGACACGGCCCAGCTTGATACCAACAGCCGGATGATCTTGGGGTCAGGGGCGTATTCCATCACGGGGTATTCGGATTTCCACCAGGAGTTTACCGGGGACTACGGCAGTGTAAGAATGTTGGAGTTTGCCCTGCGCTATGAGGAACCGAACCGGGAAATTGATGATTTGGAGCGGCATGTAGCCAGCGGGCTGAATTTTTCCTGGGAAATTTCCATCCAAGGGAAGAAGTCGCTGGAGTTGTTGGAGAGTGTCCCGTTTTCCGCTGTCTCTTTGCGCTGCGGGACGGTGGTGGAAGGGAACGATACGCACCCTGTGGGCTACCTCTGGCATTCGTCGGACCCCGGTGTTGCTACTGTAGACAAGGCGGGGATTGTTCGGGCAGAAGGGCCGGGGACCTGTGAGATCACAGCGTTTTTGGCACAGAACCCTGAGTATAGCGGCGTGATGACCATTCAAGTGGCCCAGGAAGGCGGAGAGGGGACTGTACGCTTTCTTGGTGCGGTGCCGGATCGCATGGGAGCCTATCAGACTGTGGAGTTGGAAGCTGCCTATGAACCGCCACTGGGCCAGCCGGAAGAGGCGTTGCATTGGTCCTTTGCAAGGGCGGACCCGACAGCCTATAGCGCGGCGGTAGAAGGGAATCGGGTTTCTCTTTCCTGCTGGCGCGGGAGCGTGGAGCCGCTGGTGATTACGGCCCAGGCAGCCGGGGTGTCAGTTTCCGCCACAATAGAGTTGGAGGGGATTTGATGGGGAAAGAGAAATGCCCCCACGCCTTTCGCAAGCGGGGGGACGTGAGCCTTCACTGCCATTTGCTGGAGGGAGAGCAGTTTACCCAATGTGCCCATCAATATTTTTGCCGGCAGTCCCGGCGGTGGGAGGCATTGGACCGGATAGAGACTTGCCCTCTGCGGCGAAAAGAAAGGGGATAAACATGGTATACAAGACAATCGACGAGAAGATGGTGCAGGAGGCCAGAAGCTATGTGCCACTGATGGAAAAGGCGGCCTTTGTGGAAGAAACGGCCCAGTGCTGCTTTGACCGTCTGGGGGTGCAGTTTGGGGAGGGGGACTTGGGGCTCCCGATGGCCTCCATGTACAAGGAGAACACCCAGTTGAAAAGCCGGTATTTGATGGGGGCTCTGGTGAAGTTATATCTGGGCCAGGACTATGAGCCGGTGGAAGGGGACAAGTGGCTGATGGCCGCCGACGACTATGACCGCTGGGCGGGCGGGAACCCCCTGGGGCAGTTGGAACAACTCAAAGGGAAGGGAACGCAGACCAGGGAGCGGGTCTTTGCTCTGCTGCGGGATTTTCAGGAGTTGCAGGAGCGGATGGACCGGGAAATTCAGGGGCTTTTACAGGTGATGAATGACCCTGTAGGGAGGTTCTTGTCCACGATACAAGCCCAGACTACCCCGGAGGTTTTCCAGAAAGGTGCGGCGGAGCTGGAGCGTGCGCGGAAGGAATTGGAGGACTACCAGAAGGTGCGGGGCGGTGCCCCGGTGCATAAAGGAGGCGGAGGCAAAGATGGCGGAGCGCCAGCGGCGGTTTGACAGCCCAACCTACCCCTATGAACGGGTGGAAAGCGGCTATAACACCATGCGTGGTTCCGAGAAAATCCCCTTGCAGATTTTGTCCTATCTGATGGATTTGCCGGATGCAAACGGGTATGTTCCGGTGGACGACAATGACAGGCCCCGTGTTCGGCTGGCGAAATACCTGTTTTATGACGGGGCGAACCCGCTGCGTCAGCCGCTGCCGACGCCAGAACAAAAGATGAGCCTGCTTTTCAACGGGGAGGAACCGGTACTGAATACCGATGAGCAGAAAGAAAAACATCCTAAGGGCTACCGGCTATACCCGCAGATGTATTGGGGGCAGAGTCAGTTGGAGGCACAGGCCACGCTAAAATGCTTTTTGGGGCGGGTCAACCCTACGTCTCCCTTTGCGGCGAAGATTGGGCTGGTGTTTGAAATCTTGGTGAACGTCAACCAGGAGAACACCACCCGGACCGATGCCTATTCCCGCGCTTACAACATGGAGCAGTGCATTGTGGAAGCCCTGAATGGGGTGAATATCACTGGGGTCGGCGTGGTGGAATTTGCCCGAAACTCTTATTATGAGAGCGGCAGCCGGGCTATTGCAGATTCCGGCACCAATGTGGGCCGGGAGCTGAATATGAGTATCGACTGGATGGAGAGCGAGGAGGTGCCAAGATGAGCAAACGAGTGGAAAATACGGTGACAGGGACGCTTCGGCTGGCGGACGGAAGCCAGATGAAGGTGATTGGGCAAACCAACCGGTATTGGCTGGGCGAGAACCAGCAGTTTCGGAAGAACAACCCTCAGATTATGGGGTTTACTCCAAATCCTAAGACTCCGCCCCGGCCCCAAAAGACTGCCTTGCGCAAGAAAGGAACGGAAGAAATCAATGCCCAGACAGAATGACCGCTATGTGGCCCCCAACTGGAAGAACGACCAGCCACCAGCCATTGACGCGGAGGAGCTGGGGGCGATCAGCCAGTCCTTGGAAGAGGCACCTAAAGTGTTGTTTGGCTCTGGGCCACCCACTTCAGGGCTTGGGAAGAATGGAGACCTATACGTAGATATCAGTTAAGAGGGAGAAAAGAGATATGATTTATGCAAAGGATTTGAAGCTGGAGGACCGGGGGTTCTTCGCGGGGACCAAGAAAATCGGTGGCGTGGTGCGGCAGACGCTGACCATCGCCTTGGCGGGCGGCCTGGATGATGCCGCCCTGGCCGCGGTGAAGGAGGGCCCCTTGGCGGTGCTGGACCAGGATGGGAAGGTGACGGCTTCTTTCTCTGGGCCTATGGAGGTGCTGAGCTTACAACTGGTGCTGGCCAGGGAGGACCCCAAGGAGGATGTAGCCGTTTTGGAGGCCCAGGTGGCGCAGTTGCAGGCGGCGCTCAACGAGGCCCGCAGTGCCCAGGAGAGCGCGGAGGGTGCCTTGCAGGCTGCCCAGGATGCCCAGAATGCAGAGCCGGAGGCGCAGGGAACAGATGTTGGTTCGGATGGCCTGTAAGGACACACAGGAGGTCTCCTGCCTGGTGGCAAATCTGTTGTGCGAGTTGGAACAGCCTTGCCGGGCTTGCGCGGCAGAAGGGGTTGTCCTGTGTGGCCGTTCGCCTTTGGGCGAGGCGGTGACGGTGCGACTTGCGCCGGGGAATGTATTGGAGGCAGAAGGAAGCGAAGAGCTTCTTGGCGCTATCTTGAAAAGGAGGGAACGCTGTGGGAAAGAATTATGCGCCCAAGAACCAAGATGACTTTATCCTGGGCGGAAAGGCCGCTGACCTTTGGCTGCGCACGGCGGATATGTGTGCCAACAAGAAGGTGATTCCCGTGAAATACCGGTACACTACGGGGACAGGGATGATGCAGAGCGCGGAGGCGATTTGTGGGGCCATCGAAGAGGCAAATTTGATCGACTTGGAACGGGATGACCCCAGAAAGCGCCTGGCCTTACAACGCGCAGCGTTGCGAGAGTGCCGGAAAATGGAGCGGCGCATCCAGCGGATGTTGGAGAGCAAACAGTATCCGGGGGTGAATGCCCATAGGGCGGCCACGTGGTCCAAGGACGTACTGACAGTGCGCTATATGTGCGCGGGTTGGTACAAGAAGGACCAAGAGAGGGCGGCCAATGTTAGAAAGGATACCCGGAGGTAAGAGAACATATCCAGATAGCTTTGTTTACCTGGATGTGGAAAAGACCTCCTTGTATTAGGGTATGGCCTGTCAGCGCCGTCTACTGGGGGCTGCGCTCTCCGAACTCCGACACGAATAACGCCTATTACGTGAATACTTCGGGGGCGCTCAACAACAACAACGTGAACAACCCTAACTTCGCGGCGCGCCCCGCTCTGATGGGATCGCCGGTCAAAGGGCCGGCGCGTCCTCCGGGTAAGGAGGATGACCGTGTACAAGTAGCCGAAAGGCAAACGCAGAGGTCCATCATCAAAGGAGGCCGTATCCTTCCGTGGCCTGTGATAGGGCTAGGGAAAATACATGAACGCGACGTAAGCGGACCCGTTACCAGGGGAAGCTGCCCTTGGAGACCTCTCAGGAGGGAGGTGCCGCCTGCTATCAGCACGTTTCAAGGTTCGCTCAGGAAAGAAGGGATTTTTTGAACGAGCCAATTCCTTATGAAGAATTCTGTTCCATGGATACCCTCTGGCAGGCGTTCCGCCAGGCCAGACGGGGAAAACGGAACAAGAGAGGCACAGCGGCCTTTGAGTTTAGCGCCATGGAAGAGCTGCTGATCCTCTCGAAATCTCTTTTGCAAGGGAAGATAGAACCAGACCCTTTGAAAGCATTCCTCATTTTTGAGCCGAAGAAGCGGCTGATCCACGCGCCTAGCTTTCGAGATAAAGTGGTGCAGCACGCCATGACCGATGAGGTGATCTACGACGCACTGAGCCCCAGTTTCAGTTTGACTACCTATGCCGCCCAATATGGGAAGGGAACGCATTTCGGGCTGGATATGCTGGAACATCATTTGCGGCGGTATTTCCTTCAGAAAAAAGGCGCAGATGAGCAGGCCCGGCGGGAAGCTGGCTTGCCCTACCGCCCCATGGAGGAATGGGACTATGCGGACGGGGCAGTGATCAAAGGGGACATCTATCACTTTTTTCAAAGCATCGGCCATGACCGCCTGAAGGTGGCATTGGCAAAGCGGTTTCCTGACCGGCGGCTGCAAAGCCTGATGTGGAAGTACATCGACGTATTGGAAGAAGGGCTGGCCCTGGGGCATCAGACCAGCCATGTCTACGCCGTTTTCTTTGTATGTTCCATCATGCGCTTTGCGGCAGAAAAACTGCATTTGCCGCTGTCTGGAATGTATATGGATGATTGGTACATCATCTGCCCGGACAAGCAGACAGCGCGGGAAGCCCTGGCGCTCTTGCGGAAAGAATTTGCCGACCTGGGCTTGTCCCTGAACAACAAGACCAACATTTTTCCCTTGCAAAACGGAATCGACTTCTGCGGTTTTCATACCTACCTCACAAAAACAGGGAAAGTGGTACGCAAACTCCGCCGGTCATCCATTAAACGGATGAAGCGACGCATCCGCAAATGGGAGGTGGAGTATGCCCAGGGGAAGATCACGCGGAAGAAAATCATGCAGAGCTACCAGTCGTGGGAGGCCCACGCCAAACACGGCGACACAAGACAGCTCAGGATAGAGATGCGCAACAGGCTGGAAGCGAGCCTGCGCCGCGCAGAGGAACAAAGGCGGCTGGCCGGGATAGGCGGCCGGTCAGCCGCCGCCTGAAGAAAAAGGAGGGATGGATAGTATGGGACAGCTCCTGTCGAACCTGGCCAACGGTAGCTTCGTCAAGCTCAATGAGAACGGCCACCCGGAGCAGTTCATCAAACTGGGCAATGACCACTATGGGGCCGGGACGGGCGTGACGATGCTACGAAAAAAGGCCTACACCCAGACGGCCTGGAACGCTGCGTCTACCTATTACAATGTTTTCATTGGCTGCACGTTGGACAATATCTGCGACGGGATTTTTCCCCAGAAGCTGGATGAAGAAATCCGGGCCTGCATGGTGAGTACACCCATTGTTGTAGCCCAAGGCATGGGTGTTGCCACGCTGCACACTATCTACAGAAAAGCGTTCCCGCTTTCCTGTACAGAGGTGGGCTTGAGTGGGTGGCAGACGGAGGGCAAGGCGTTTGCTCTGTTTGTGGACAACGCTTCGAGAATTGCGTATCTGGACGGGACGGAGGCTACCGCCGTCTTCTGGGGGCTGCGCTCTCCGTACTCCGACGCGGGTTACGCCTATTGCGTGCATGCTTCGGGGGCGCTCAACTACTACTCCGTGTACAGCCCTACCTTCGCGGCGCGCCCCGCTTTTAATCTTAAATCTTCTATCGTTGTATCGAGCAACAAGGACAGCGATGGATGCTACACCGTTGAATCCACCCCGGCCCAAAGCAACCGCCTGTATGTGAAATACAACGGCATTTGGAGAGAAGTGGGCTAACAGGGCGCAAAAGGAATACCCATGAATTTACAAAGGAGGTCTTTTTATGAACATTGATTGGAGAAGAAAGCTGACAAGCCGTAAACTGTGGTTGGCTGTTGGGGCGTTTGTCTCTGGCCTGATTATGGCTTTTGGCGGCAGCGAGAGCGTGGCGCAGATGGTAAGCGGTGTGATTTTGCAGGGCGCGGCGGTGCTGGGCTACCTGCTGGCGGAGGGCCTGACAGATGCGTCCAACGGGAGCATCGACCCGGATGTCCAAGGTGCGATCCAAAAGGTGCGCGGGACCAGTGTGATGGTGAGCAAGAGCACATCGGTTTGGGATTCTGCGGCGCAGGAATCGGAGGACAGCGGTGATAGCCAGGATGTTTCCCGGCGGTGAAGGGAGGGTCTATGAGTAACAGCGCATTGGTGAGCTATACAAAATTATCCCCCTACTGCACGAAGCCGAGAGGCTCCCGGATCAAAGGTATCTCCATCCACACCATGGCTGGCCCTGGGAGCGTGGAGGGCTGCGGTCAGGTTTTTCAAACCACCAAAGCCTCATCCCATTATGGGATTGGACCGGATGGGCGAATCGGGCAATACGTGCGAGAAGAGGACCGGGCGTGGTGCTGTAGCCATGCGGTGGACCACTGCGTGGTCACGATTGAGGTCTCCAGCATCCAGGCGTACCGGGAGCCCTACGAATGCACGGCAAAGGCTTACGCGGCCTTGATTGCACTGTGTGTGGACATCTGCCAACGAAACGGAATCAAGAAGCTGCTCTGGGTGGAGGGCAAGGAGAACTGCCCGGCCTATACAGGGAAGTGGAATGTGTGTAACATGGTTCCCCACAGGTACACCACGGATAAGGGAAAATCCTGCCCTGGCAACTATCTGTTTGGGAAATATGGGGACATCGCAAAGGAAGTGAACGCCCGGCTCTCTGGCCGGGGGGATCAGGAGGAACTGGACATGAGCATTGATGAGATGATTGCGAAGATGAGCAACCAGCAGGCATATCAGCTTCTGGAGAAGGCCAACGCCCATGCTGCCACTCTGGCGGAGCCGGATTGGAGCAAACAGGAGGGGCACTGGTCCAAGGCTGCCTCCGCTGGTATCGTGGACGGTACGGCCCCAGAGCGGCCCGTAAAACGGGATGAGCTGGCGGCTATCCTGGGGAGGAAGGGACTGTTGTAATCATGTTTGAGTGGGTCAGTACATATCTGGGGGATTTTCTGATTTACCTGGTGATCGGCTCTGGCCTGATTGAGGTTGTCCCCATTAAGTTGAATCCTTGGTCCTGGCTGGCGAAGCGCCTGGGCCGGGCGGCCAATGGGGAGGTGCTGTCCAAGGTGGAAGCTGTTTCCGTTGCCTTGGACAAGCACGTGGAGAGCGACGAGAAGCGGCAGGCCAAGGAGAACCGGGAAAAAATCCTGCGTTTCTGTGATGAGACCCTGGAGGGTCGGAGGCACAGCCAGGAGCATTTCAATGAGGTGCTGGAGGATATCACGGAGTATAAGCGCTACTGTGAGGGGCACCCGGAGTTCCCCAATGATAAGGCGGTGCTGGCGATTGAGCGGGTGGAGCAGATCTATCGCAAGTGCCTGGAAGAAAACGATTTTCTATGAAAAATCGCCCCGGCTCTCTTTGCGAGGGCCGGGGCGAGGTATGTTTAAGCCTGTGCCAAACGGTCTGCATTGCGCTGGGCTTGACGGTCCCGCTCTTGGTAGACCAGGGCAGCTTTCTTGCGCTGGCGGCGGGCGGTGAGTTTTCCAGAATAAATTTGCGTGGTGGTGACGCTTTCGTGGCCCAGTTTGGCTTGCAGGGATTCAAAGCTCATGCCGTTGTTGAGGTCTAAGCGGGCCCCAACATGGCGCAGGTCATGGGTGCGGACGGAGGGGACTCCGGTGACAGCCAGGACATGGCGCTCCACCAGAGCGGAAAGCCACTGGGCAGTACCGCGCTTCCAGAAGCCTTGCGCTTGGCCTGTACGCCCTTTTGGGTCCCCCTGGGTACCGAATAGGAAATCATTTTCGGAAAGCGTGGAGGGCCTGATGGAGGACGAGAGGTAGAGGCGTACAGCGGTCTGGGCGATTTGGGGGAACTCCACCACCCGGAATTTGTTTCCTTTGCCGCTTTCCACGGTAAGCTCTCCGTTTTGAAAGTCCAGGTCGGACAGGCGGAGGGAAAGGAGCTCAGCGTTGCGTAGCTCTGTGGTAAGGAGCAATATCACGATGGCATAGTTGCGAGGCCAGAACTCCGGGCGGCGGCGGTGGGCGGGGGGGTTGTTCCTCCAGAGAAGCATGACCTGCTCGTCGGTGAGGATCAGGTCATAGGGGCGGCGTTCCAGTTTGCGGGTGTCGGGGATCAGGCGTTTGGAGATGGGGTTGTATTCATAGAAACGGTGGGGGCCTAGGGTCTCGTCGGAGACGGCAGAGAAAAACATGCCCAACTCCTTCAGGTATTGGCGCACAGTGGTAGGCTTGCAGCCGGTGTCAATCAGGCGGTCGCGCCAGGCCTGTACGTCGGTGAAACCAGGGTCGCCCTGGATGCTGTGGTCCCGTTGGTTTTCTTCCTCCCAGAAGCGGCGGAAGGATTCCAAGCGCTTGGCGTAATTGTGGACCGTGGAGGGAGCGGCGCCGGTGGCCTCCAGGTTTTTCAGATAGTAGGTGGTGGCATCCAAGTATTTTTGCATGGCTGTGGATGTGCGTGACATAAGATTACCTCCTTGATTTTTTCCAGGAGGGAGGGTATACTATAAATGTCCTCCCTTTTTTGATGTGGGGCGGATGGGCGTTCGATTGGCTTGCAGGCGGCGAACGCCCCTTTTTTATGCTTGATTGTCTTTATTGCTGTGTTCCTTGAATGTAAGTGTCGATCAATTCTTTCAGCTCCTGAACCGTGTAGGTCTTTTCTGGGTTTCGTTCCAGGAGGTGAATCAAATCGTAGGCCATGGATTTTTGCACGTCTTTTCGCTCGTTTTCAGTCGGCATTCAAAATGTCCCCTTTCATTCATTTTTGCTTAGGGCGGCCCGAATCAGCCGCTTGATTTCGGTTTGTTTCGGTTTCCCTTCCAGGGCCAAGAGGATGTCCTTGTCTGTGCGGTTGTTCAGCTTCAGGCCGACAAAGGTTGTGTTTTCCTTGGTCCAAGTTTTTCTGGCTTGCGTCTCTGCCATAGGCTCATCCTTTCTGTTAGGTTGGCTCTATTATATCATGGGTTAAACCTATTGTCAAGGGCTGTGTTGTCATTTGCGCCGGGGGATAGGATAGGAATAGAACCAGACAGAAAGAAGGTGCTTTGATGGAAAGGAACTTTCGGGGAAATGCAGTGCAAAAGCACTATCGTTTCCTCTATCATTTATCCGGCGATGAGACACTGCATAGAGCGGAAATCTTGGCGGCAAGTTTGGTGTCGGCTCAGCTACGGCTACCGGCGGGGGCTTGTGTGTTGGAGCTTTCCGTGGAGGACGAGAGAGAAGGGCGGGGAGATTATGGACGGGAACAGTGATGTAAAGGCCCTGGCGGATGCTCTGTGGGTGTATTTCCAGCCTAAGGTGTTGGAGATGATGCAAGCTGGCGTGAGCTTTTACCGGGCCCAGGTGGTGGCAGAGGCCGGAGAGGGCGGTCGGACGATCACGGTCCAGAAGCCCATGGATTCTACCCGGCTGGCGTTGCCCTTCGTGCCCTCGGCCCAGGAGCTGAAGGTGGGGGACCAGGCGCTGGTGTTGGTGTTTGGGAGCCCGTCCAATGCTATTGTGTTGGGGGATGGAGTGCTGGGGAATCTGTAATTTAGAGAAAAGTGGACGGCGAATAGGCTGTCCACTTTTAGCTTTTTATGACTATATTCGTGAATTTAAGAGCTATTCAATGTAGAAAACTTCTCGTGCCCTATACTTTTTCGGGTTTTATGCCGAAAAGTAAAATATAAAATACTAATTATCTCTAAGTGTGTATTGATACCAAATTTTATAGTCGAGGTGTAAATATTGTTTGGCTATATGAAAGGTGGATTATCGAGCATGGAAAATAGGTCAAGAAACACAGATGTAAAAAGGAGGGGGTCTTTGATGTGGTCTATTATATTGGGGGTTTTGGGAGCTCTGATTTGTCTATGCGCTATATGGATATTTAAGGTGCAAGAAAATCAAACAGTATCAAATATAATTGCGATTTTGGGTGTTCTTGTTGCATTTGTTGGAATTTCATACTCTGCTTCGGTAAATGATGACGGAAAGAACGGCGATGACTCAACAATAGAAAAAACAGGGCAAAAAGTTTATGTGGGCAACGATAATAAGGGTGTAATAAATGTAGTGGGAGGTGATCTTGTTTATAATTTCGTTAAGAAAAATGAAATTTCTTTGCCCGCAGCTGACCGAAAATTAGAATCAAAAGATTATGCAGGAGCGATAGAAATCTATTTGCAGATTTTAGAAGAAAATCCAAAGAATGAAACTGCATTATGTAACTTGGGCTATTTGTTCAAAAATGGATTGGGGACAGAAGTCGATCTGGAAAGAGCAATAGAATACTATGATCAAGCAATTTCGCTAGGTAATGCTCAAGCACTGTGCAATGAACTTGAATTGTGTTTAGAAAATGATACTCCGATTGAAAAAATAGGAGAGCTTCTTAGCACCGGACTGAGTGCTGAGAATGCGGATATTTGTAAGTTCGTAGCAGCATCTATGCAGGATAATGGGGAAATTACATCAGATGAGGCAATTTCTTTTTGCAAAGGAGTTAAAAAGATATCTACTGATTCAATATGGTCTTGGAAAAATACTGGACTTGTGAAAATGTACTCAACTCCAGAAGGGACTAACACATTGCGATATACTAAAGTTTCAGTTGGGACGGAAACAATCGGTGATTCTGCATCATTATATACCATTTATCGTACAGAAGAGCGATATTGTCCTTATATTCATTTGTTGCAGGCTGGATTCATCAAAGAAACGTGATATACTTATGTATGCCATATTGAATAGAAGAGAGTGGGGCGGTGTCTGGCATGTTGCCCTCTCGCGGGAGGCCGCACCAGTATGTCTGCCGCCCCTTTGTGGCTGGTTTAGGGCCGCTCTCTGAGTTTAGTTTATTGGGTAGCGCAAGTGGTGAGGCTTCTTCCGCCGCCTGCATTCCGTCAAGGCTTCTGGGCGGTAAAGAGGGTGGTGCCGGATTGAATTACCAAAGTGTACTCTGTACCGTCCACTGTGGTGTCGATGCTGCTCCCGTTGGTAGAAGCGGAATCGTAAATGGTGGAAAACTTGCTGGATGCAGTAGACAGGGTGTATCCACCGCACTCTTTCACCAGGGCGATGGAGGCCAGGGAAAAAGCTGTTGCGTTTACACTGTCGTATATGTTTTCGCAGATCACCGTGGGCTTCTTGCCGCCGTTGGCGGTATCGGTCATCCACATATAGCCTACGCCAGTGCCGTAACCGTCCATAGTGACAGAGTAAAGGGTGCCCTCGCCTGTCTCATAGCTTTCCAGGGAAAATTCATGGTCATAGAGGGTTTGGGCGGAGAGAGTGGAGCGGAGGGAGGAAACGACTGCGTTTTCGGTGCGGTTCCAGATTTTTTTGCTCTCATCCTCTTGCTTTTCTTTTTCTACCGCGTCCGGCTCGGAAGGTGCAGAATCATTTTGCTTGGTATTCTCTGCGGGAGATTCCCCCTCTCCTGATCCCGTTGCTGTGCTTGACTGCGGCGAGGAATGCAAATGGATTTGGAGGGTGTCAATAGGAATCTGGTCTTGGTTCAAAATGGTCACAACGACATTTTTTATCTTCGCATCTCCTGCAAACACGCCGTTGATTCCCTTTTCGAGATGATCGTAATCTTCTTCCTTTATCTCATCTTCTGAGATGGAAAGTACTACATTGCGGTGTCTGCCTTCCGCGCCGGAAATCACCTTTATGTTATTGGGCGTATAGCCGTAATAAGAAAAAATTTCTTTAATTTCCTGTTGAAATGGGTTGGGTTTCAGGGCAATCGAAACAACAAGGGCGATGGTAGCAACTACGACAATGGCTATAGCGGCAATAAACTTTTTGGGTTTTGTTTTTTTGTAGTTCTTTTCATCTTCCGAGAACTGGTCGGATGGTGACCCAGCGTCTGAGGGTGTAGAAGTTTGAGTAACTGGCGGTTCAGTTTTAACTAAAGTTAAATTTGGGTTAATTTCATCCTGGTTTTTTTCCATGTGTCCTGCCTCAGAAATAGGAAAGCCGCAATGGATACAAGAAGGGGCTTTGTCGCTAATTTCTTTTCCACATTCGGGACATTTGATTAAAGCCATTTTCTATCTCCTTTTCTCTTTTTTGATGGGCTTTGAATAGTATAACAAAGTTCCTGAGGGTGTGGAACATATAAAGCGTCTTGGGCCCATTTTACGGTATTAAAATGTTATTTTATTCATTTTTTCGTGATAGAGTGAATTGGAAATGATGAGGGCTTGGGGTAAGGTTTTCTGGCAGGGCTTGGGGATTCTCCGGGGGAGGTCGCTAGGCTCCCCCGGAGGCATCCCGGTGGAGAACTTAGGCCTCCCCGGAACGCCAGCGGCGGAAGAACTCTAGGGCTCTCTTGGGGTTGCGCTGGAAAAGTATTTGCAGGAAGTATTTCGCAACGCTCTCCTTCTCACTGTCTTTGGGGTCTACGGTTCGGATGGCTTCCTCTAACTGTTCATCGGTGAGAAGGTCCACCATATCATGTAAGTCTTGAATACTTTTCCGTTTTTGCTGGGCTGTGGCTTCCAGCCAGGGGGCCCAGGTGAAGGAGACCACGTCCCCGGCAACGGTAGCGGTGCAGGCGGCCAGGCGGTCAGCGAGGGCTTCAATGCCTTTGGCCTCTTCCTCTGCTTCCTCTGGAGCGGTGTTGTAGGGGTGCTTGCGGCGGCAGGCGGCAAAGCTGCGGATGTGGGCCACTAGGCCGCCGTCGTTGTCCCCTAGGTCATACCGGCCCTCATAGCTGTGTGTTTCGTCGGCTTCGTCGGTCCAGGTGATGAGGAACTTGGTTTTCTCATAGCCTCCCCTTTCCTCTTCTGCCCGCTCCCAGTCGTAACGGCCCAGGACGATCTCGGCGGCGGCGGGGGAGAGGTCCAGGGAATCGTCGTTCCAACTGTAAAAGGCGGGGTGTTCGCTCCAGCGGATTTTTACCACCGGCTCACCGGGGCGGATGGGGTACTGCTGGCTGATTTTTTCGATGTAGGCGCGGCCCTCTTGGATTTGCCGCTCAACCTCGGCCCGCCGTTTTTCGGCCGCCTCTCGTTCGGCAATTTGGCGGGCGATTTCTTCGGGGCTTTCTGTGGGATTCTCTTCAGGAACGCTGGGGATTTCGATTCCCTCTGGGCAAAGCCTGTGAACGATGGATTCATAGAGTGCCTGGCAGGCGCGGCCCCTTTGGACTTCGGGGTGATCTTCGCCCCAGTCCCAGGCGTAGTGGTCGGCATACTTTTTTGCGCCCTCGGCCTTTTGCTGGAAGTGGGCGGCGATCTGGGACAGGTCTTTTACCGTGGCGGGTGCGATCTGTGCGTGTTCGGCGTTCCAGGCATCCGCTTTTGCCGTATACTCGCGGTTGTTGCTGAAGGTGCGCAGGGGCCAGAAGTGGGTGTTGTATTTGCTGGTGCTGAGCTTCCCGGCCTTGGTGATGCGGTGCAGGGAATAGTCTGTACCCAGCCATCCCGGATCGCCGGGGGAGTGCTCGACAAAATACAGGCCGTTGTAGCTTTTGGAATAGGCGTTGCTGATCTGGACGATATCTCCGGTTTTCGTGGGCTTGTCCTCCTGTAGGTTTGGGGTCAGGTCTGCTGGTGTTTCTTGAGGATTGAGTTTTTCGGGTTCTTCTTGGTGGATTTCTTCTGGTGCTGGAGCATAGCGGTTGGCGGTGTTTTCGCGGGTGTAATTTTCGGGAGGTCGCGCAGGGAGAAGTACACCATCCCCGGCCGCGCAGGTGAAATAGATGGGGGAAATCTCTGTGTTTTGCGTGTGGCACACGGCGCAGGCATCGGGGAGCAGTTCCAGCATATCCAGAAGATATTGTGCGTTGACCAAGGGGAGGCCGGGGCCGAAGTCCCATACGATGTGGCCCTTTCTGCCACAGAAGAAGTCTTTTTCCGCCTTGCAAATCTTGATATGGGACCGAACTTGGCTAGCGGTGGGAAGGGAGAGGGGCTGTGTCTCGCCGCGGCGGGAGCCCAGGATTTCTACTTCCACCATCTCGCCGCCGGCGCTTTCTGGGAGGTCTAGAGGCTCATTGAGGGCGGCGCCGTGGAAGCCGCTGCAAATGTACTGCCGGCCGTCCTTGCCAGTCCAGGCACCGAAGAAGTCCTTCCGGGTCATGGTTTCAGCCACCTTCAACAGGCGGCGGGCGGCGCCCAGGATGCCCCGGCGGCCTGTGGACTTTGCCTTAGCGGTGGCGATCTCTGCGCGGACTTCCCGCAGGATGGAGGCCAAGAGGGTCAGGGAATCGCCCAGGGCCGGCGCAGCGGGGTCTGCGGCCAGTTTTTTGACGGTGGCGGCGTCAGATTCTTCCAGGGTGGAAACGTAGGTGTTCAGATTTTCATACAGCTTCTCGATTTTCATGGTTTTTCCTCCTGCAAATGTACCGGATTTTCGGGGAATGTGTATTTTGTACCGCCCAAAAGTTTTGGGGTAGGGTTTTCTGGGATTTCTTGCGTACCCATGAGCGCCGGCCCAGGAGGGCCACCGGGCTTGCACCGGTCACGCCGTGGCGCGGGTCTTGCGGGTGGTCAATCCATTTGGCAATAGTCCATGGCGTCATAACCCATGGAGCGTAGAGCGCGGGTCATGGCCTCAGCGTTGCGGCTGCGTGCGTTGGCCTGGGCGCGAGAGTTTGGCCCAAAAACAAACTGGCGGGAGCCGTAGCAATTCCAGATAAAGCAGCCGGTCCCGGCTTCCTTGGCGGCCTGCTTCACTTTATCGGCATTCCAGCGGGGGAGGGAGAGGGCGGCGCTGTCAAAGTTGCAGGTTCCGCCGTCCTCTGGGTCGGCATCCTCTACGGCGCGACCGGCTTCCAGGGCCTTTTTGAGGTCGTCGCGGAGTTTGGCATAGCGGCCAGTCAGAGCGCCGGGGGAGCTTTTGGTCTTGGGTTTGTCTGGGGGATAGGTGGCGCGGATTGCCGCGAAATGGCGCAGGGCTTCCGCCTCTGTGGTGGCTCTCATTACGGCGATCTCCTGGCCTCTGGACGCATACAAAAGCATGGTCTCATAGTTGCCGGGGAAAAGCTCTGCGGTGTCCAGAATGACACGGCGGCCCTTGAGGGTGTATTCCTCGTGCTTTACGGTGTTGATCATAATAAATCCTTTCTGCTCTGCCATCATCAGGCCAGGGGGAGCAGTCCCTGACGACGGGCCGGGGCCCGTTTCGGCTTAAACCTCATCAAAGAACACGTTGGCGATTCTGGCAACCTCAAAAGCGATGCTCTCAATGGTGCAATCGTCGTCCAGGTCGCTGTGCGTCATGATGTCGGCTGCTATTTCGATGATATCCGAAGTGCTCAGATTCTCTTTGTGTCCGGCAAGGTCAAACAGCAGATGTCCGTACTCATCGTTATCCCCGCAGGTATACCAATCTTGCTCAATGCAGAGCTGTCGGAGGGCGCTGGCGCTAATCTTGCGAATCTCTCTATACTCTTTCATATCGTTTTTCCTTTCTCGCCTGCCTCATCAGCGCCGGTAGGCGATCCCCGGCGGACACCCCGGAGGGTGTTTCGGCTATCAAGCGGTGGTTCCGTATGTTTCCTTTTCCCACGCATCTGTCACAGCTTCCAGCTTTTTCAGGATTTCGTTGCTATCAACTTTGTAATCCTGGCAGATTCTTTTTGTCAGGCCCGCCAGCCCAATAAAGATACCTTCCAGCGCGTAAATCTCGTCGATGGTCAATGTGTTGATTGTCATAATTCTTATCCTTTCCGGCCTGCGGCCTGTCGTGTTGTTCGACTATGGTTGTATTATACACCACAAAAGGTGTATAATCAATAGGCAATATACACTGTATATAGTGCTTAATTTTGTGCAAAATAGACACTTTACGTGGTGTATAAAAAAGAATAGAATAGGGAGAAAAGGGGGCGCTGTATATGGCAATTATTTGTGATAAATTAAATGAGAAACTTAAACAAAATGGCTATACAACCTACCGTATCCGACGGGAAAAACTCTTGGGAGAAAGTGCGTTACAAGCCTTGCGGGAAGGCAAGGTCCCTAATCTCACGTTGAGTACCATTGATCGCCTTTGCTGTGCCCTCGACTGCCAGCCAGGGGACCTGTTGGAGTATGTTGCAACAAGCAACGAGGGTAAGGGATAAACACCATATAAAGTGTATAAAAAGAGCTTGTGGTATTTGTTGCTTTTGCCTATTGATTATACACCTTTTGTGGTGTATAATACAACCATAG